CGGCATCGTGATGGACGAGTCCTACGACGACTTCGTGCGGCGTGTGACGCGGGAGCTCGACATATGAGCATCATTCGCGCCCCTCGACCGGAGGGTAATTTCTACTTGCTGAACAAGAGCATCAGCGAAGACCGGCGCCTTAGCTGGGCTGCGCGCGGCGTTCTGGTCTTTCTGCTGGGTAAGCCTGACCACTGGGAGGTCTCTACTCACCATCTGATCAACCAGACCAAAGATTGTATCGGTAAAGCCGCTGGCCGAGACGCTATACGCGGGTTGATTCGAGAGTTGGAGCAGGCTGGATACCCCCAAATCACCCTTGAGCGAGCCGAGGGTGGCGAGTTCGGTGGACGCTCCTACACCGTGTCGGAATCACCGGCGACGGATTATCCGGGCCCGGTCGAACCGTCCCCGGCAAATCCCCCCCTAGTAAAGACTGATGTTCAGCAAGGACTGAATGAAGCAGTAAGGATTAAAAACCCTGTGGTCACGAAGGCCCCGCTCGAAGGATTTGATCGGTTCTACAAACTGTATCCCCGCAAGCAGAAACGCCAAGCCGCAGAGCAAGCGTGGAAGAAGCTGGCACCCGACGCAGATGTGCAGCAGCAGATCATCACAGCGCTGGCCAAGCAGTCCACCAGCATCGACTGGCTCAAAAGTGGGGGACAGTTCATCCCACATCCTGCCAGTTGGCTGAACGGGAAACGGTGGGAGGACGAATTGCTGGCGGCGGTTACCCAATCCAATCACACCGACCTCGACAAAATTGACCATACCGAGGGCTTGGTTCTCCAGCCTGACGGTTCGTACCGAGTAGCCAAGCCATGACCGCACCGACCATCTTCAAAACCGAATCTGCCCAGTGCAGCGAGCATGGGCAATACCTCAACCACCTGACGGAATCGTTTGTCGGTGATCACTTCTGGCAAGGCTGCCCTCGGTGCCAGTTCGATGCCGTGCACTCTCCGGATGATGCAACCCACAAGCCGGCCGCCGCAGTACGTGATGCTCGCAAGCTGAACGCGGCTCTCATCGCTTCGGATATCCCGCTGCGCTTCCGCAAAGCGACACTGGACAGTTACGAGACCACTGCCAGCCCTTCGCAGCAAACCGTCGCCCTGCGGCAGTGCCGTGAATACGCCCAAAGCTTCGAAGCCAACTGGAATGTGGGTCGGTCAATGATGCTGCTTGGAGGCCTTGGTACCGGGAAGACCCATTTGGCCTGCGCCATTGCGCAGCACGTCATTCGCGAATTCGGCGCCGTGGCTCGCTACACCTCCGCGCTGTCGATCATTCGGGACGTGAAGAGCACGTTTGCCAAGGACGCCGAGCTGACCGAAACCCAGATCTACGAGGGGCTGACGAAGCCCGATCTGCTGATCGTGGACGAGGTCGGTGTGCAAAACGGCAGCGACTTCGAGCGGCAGGTGTTGTTCGAGACGATCAATGGCCGGTACGAGAGCCTTCAGCCCACCATTGTGATTTCTAACCTGAACATTTTGGCGATTCGTAAATACCTTGGGGACCGCGTGGTAGACCGACTGAGCGACAACGGTGGCCCTGCAGTGTTGTTCAACTGGGCCTCGGTACGAGGTGACGCATGAGCCGCGAGCTTTTCAACGTAGACGCCGAACACGGGCTGCTCGGTGCGATCTTTGTCGACCCAACGCTCATTGACGAGATCCGCCCAAAGGTCGAGATCGCTGACTTCCATGAGATCGAGAACGCGGCGCTGTACCGGGCCATTCTGGATTGCCACGAAGCGGGCGACCCGGTCGACGTGATCATGGTGAGTGAGCACCACCAGTACCTGCCCGACGGCACCAGCATGTTGGCCTACGCCGCGACCATCCAGTCTAACGCGCAGGGGACCTCGAGCTGGAAAACCTACGCACGGGTAATTCGCGAGCGCGCTGTGCTGCGCAAGGTGGTGGAGACGGCACACACGATCAGCCAATCCGCGAATGATGATCTTCCCGTAGCCGAGATCATCGCGCGCGGACAGCAGGCTATGGCCGATCTGCGTGACCTGGACGACGGCGAGCCGGACTACCACAAGGTTAGCGACATACTGCCGAAGGTGATCGACACCATCGATTCGAAGTTCTCCGGCACGGCGCCGAAAGGGCTATCGACCGGCATACCGGATCTGGACAAGCTGATCAGCGGCCTGCGCCCAGGCAACATGGTGGTCGTGGCGGGCCTGCCAGCGTCCGGCAAGACGATCCTCGGCGTCCAGATTGCCCAATACGCGACTACCCAGCTTGGCGGCGCCGGGTTGGTCTTCAGTTTGGAGATGACCAAGGAGGAGTTGGTGACTCGCAATATCGCCTCGCTGGGTGCGGTGGATCTGACCCGGCTGGATGAGGGCGACTCGCTGAAGGATGAGGACTGGCCGCGCATCACCAGCGCGGTGAGCGTGCTGCACAAGGCGCGGCTGTACGTTTGCGATCAGGCAGGTATGACGGTCGCCCGCATTCGCTCAATCGCCCGCCAGTGCCAGCGCCACGAAGGGCTGGACGTGATCGTCGTCGACTACATCACCCTGATTGCGGGCGAAGGCGGGCAGAACCGGACGCTTGAGGTCGGCAAGATCTCCACCGCACTGAAGAACCTTGCCAAGGAGCTGAAGGTGCCGGTGATCGTGCTGGCGCAGCTCAACCGCGGGCCCACCAACCGTCCGGACAAGCGACCGCGCCCGAGCGATATCCGCGACAGCGGCCAGATCGAGCAGGACGCCGACGTCGTCATTCTCGTTCATCGGGACACGGACACCGACGAGGGAGCGAATGGCGTCACGGAGCTGATCGTCGGCAAGTGCCGCCACGGGAAGCCGGGAACGTGTCTGGTGCAGGCGCAGGGGCAGTTCGTGCGCTTCGTGCCATTTGGTGGGAAGCCGCCGAGCGATGAAGAGGTGGAGATGGGGCGAGTGTTGAAGTTCACCGGCCGCGCCAAGGGGAGGAAAGATCATGAGTAACGTTACTGCGGCACGGCCGCGCAAGAGCCTGACCCAGGTGGAGTGCAAGTTTCTGAAGGTGGGCAACCGCCTGCTCCTGGAGCAAGCCAACGGCCGGATCGCATCGGCAGCTCTGATGGACATCGTTGCGGACTGGCACGATACGCCCGGTCAGATCGGCTTCGAGGCCTATGCGAAAGCTTGGGTGCTGGAAGGCAACGCGAAAAACAAACACGCCGACAAGATGCTCCGGGATCTGCTTGGCCTTGAAAAGAATCCAAGCCCGAGGAAAGCGGCATGAAAAAGCGAACGTACACAGACAAGCCGCTGGGCGACACCGAGTACCTGCTGGAGAACTGGGGCTCCTGGCGGATGGCTGGCATGGGGGTTCCGCGCTACGTCTCGCCATTGGCGGCCTTGATGAACCATTGTTGCCCAGAGCCAAGCGCAACGACCTATGTAATTACCGACGAGACCGCAATGCTCGTTGATTCCACTATCGCGAGGCTAATCGCGCGTAACCAGCAGATGGGTGATTTCATCTGGTGGTACTTTGGCTCTAAATGGACGATGGTCCGGATTGCTGAGCATCACAAAATGTCGGAGCGATCCGCGCGCGAGGTGATCCGTCAGGGAGTGGCGTGGATTGACGGGGCGTTGGGAGATATTTGCGCAGCAGCGTAAAAAGTTCTTTCAGGCCTGATAAACACCTGTTTTCATGGCACGGTGTTCAGCTGATTCAGCGCGACACGTACTCAAAGCCCGGCCACTGCGTCGGGCTTTTCTATTGAGCCGATGATATATTTCGTCATCGCTATCAGCCTTGGATTGAAAAATGGATCGGCTCAGGAAGGAAAGGAATAAAAGCTCGAAAGGTCAAAACTGCTGGTGGGTCTTCAATGGGATGGTTACGTTGGGGGAGCAGTTAACGGAAGCTGAAGCTGATGATCTGATTACGCGAAAGCGCGCCGAGTACGCCAAGCTGGATGCCCAGCGCGCGGAAGAAGTAAAAAAACAGCGTTAATGGCTTGTAGCAAAACCCAGTGGATGGCCGGGCTTTGCAGTTAGATTTAGCCCATCAGCTGCCTGCCCTCTGCTCGCATCGAGTGCACTCGTAAGGAAGTTCGTTAATCGTGTCTTCGATAAACTTCCGAACGTCTTGGGCATTGTCGAAGCCCTCTAACTCCCCAGCCTTGAACTTCTGCAGGCCAAGCTCTACCGCCTCCTCAGTCGCGCCCGTATCGTGATATGCCTCGTCATCATCTTCGCAATAGTGAAGCACATCAGACTCCAATCCGATCTGAATGACTTGGCTGCGCAAAGCGTCCTGATCTTCCATATACCGTTTCGATCCGCCCATGTTTACTACCTCGGCACATGCTGTGATTTTTGTGAACGAGACCGTCGGCGCCTCGTTGGAATTTAGCGACACATTCAACATTGGGTACCCAGACGGCCTTTTCAATGATCTGGGTGAATTGCGTGCACCTAGGTTATCGCTCAAGCCGCATATACCTAAATCATTAAGCGCGTGCCAAAGACATCAATCATTTCGAGCCTCAGCATCTGCTGGGGCTTTTTCGTTTTCAGCCCCGCCACACCCTTCGCTCCAAGCTGGGAGTGCTGCGGGACTGATTCATTTTCCGATCCCGAAAGGGCGGATGTCGGAATACGACGAACATGCCTGAAAAATCACCTGACTTCTGGGCGCAGGTCTGGCTCGTCCTGTCGAATCCGCTCTGGCAAGGAGCGATCATGGCCGCAACCATTTCATTACTGCGCGTGCTGTACGAAGGGAAAGAGGCCAACAAGTGGCGTCTCGTTCTTGAGGCGATGATCTGCGGCGCGTTGAGCCTGTCAGCCAGCAGCGTCATCGAGTGGATGGCCTGGCCGTCGAGTCTGTCGGTAGCCGCCGGCGGCACGATTGGCTTTGTCGGCGTTACAGCCATACGTGAACTGATCATCCGATTCCTCGGACGCAAGGCGGACTCATTATGAGCCTCGAACCCGTTGTCGCAGTAGCCAAGGTCGGCTCCACGTTGCGAACCATTGCAGTCGCCATCGTGATTTTCATCGTGATGAGCCTGCTGATCGCGATCCAACAGATACATGTAGTCACGTTGCAGGGCGCCGTCACTGTCGAGGCCAAAGCCAAGCAGGAGGCGGTGGATGCGAACAACGCCAGCCAGGCGACGATCACCACGCTGCGCGCTGAGGCAGAACGCAATGTTTCTTACACCGCCGACCTGAATAAGCGGATCAAAGCCAGCGAAGAAAAGGCCAAGAAGGCGAGGAAAGAATTCGATGACCTCAAGCGCAACAGCAAACCTGTTCGTGATTGGGCTGCTCAGCCTTTGCCTGACGGCCTGCGCGGCAAAGCCTCAAGTGGTAACAAAGACAACAGCCATAAGGCTGGAAGCCCCTGAGCTGATCCCATGCGAGCGGGTCAATGCAGACGATACCGATCTGCGTGACAACGGCGACGTATGGGAGCTGAAGGATCAAGCGATAAAGCTGCTCGACACGTGCGCTGACCAGGTCGACGCACAGATCGTTCGCAGCCAGAGCAAGTAGGCCCTGCCATTGGAGATGCGTCCAGATGTGGACGCACCCGTGCGCCGATGAAGAAGTCTTGGTACGTCACAGTGCCTGGCTACAAACCATTCCCCATGATCATGCAGGAAGACCACGACCACGCGGGTGCCTTGGCATTCGCGCAATGCAAGTGGCCGACCTGCACAGTTGAGTGAAGACCATGGCCTGCACGACATGCTCGGCCGTACGCAATCGAGCCCTGAAGTTTATGAGGATAGCCAGTGAGCGAATCAACCAATTGCGTCAACGTGGCGACGATCATCCCGCCGGCCAGCCTGAGCCCGAACAGCCCGATGCCGGCGATGGGCACGCGGGTGATGCTGAGCGACGGCAGTGAGCTGACAGGCATCACGTCCATCGCCATGACGGCAGAGCCTGGTGGTGTGTGGAAGGCGACCATCACCGTATTGCCGCACAACTTCGAGCCCATCAATGCCGAGGTGATGGTGGTTGAGGCTGTCGAGGCGGTCGGTCCTGATGAGCAACTCCTTGAAGTCACAGCAATCAGTGACCGCGTGCGGCGATACGTGCCAGCACCCAAGCGGGTTGAGTAGCGGATGCCTGTCAGGCCGAAGCGACATCAACCCGCTGCGCCATGCACGCCAATGCACAAGACGCCCGAGCAAGAACGCGGCACCAGCAGCCAGCGTGGGTATAACTATCGATGGCAACAGTCGCGCAAGGGCTTCCTCGCCAAGCATCCCCTGTGTGTCCACTGCGAGCAGGGCGGCAGGGTGACGGCAGCCACTGACGTCGACCACATCGTTCCGCACCGTGGCGACATGGATCTGTTCTGGGATCGGACCAATTGGCAAGGCTTGTGTCATCCATGCCACTCGGTGAAGACCGCGACCGAGGATGGCGGCTGGGGCAACCAGCGCAACCGGTGACTCGGCGTCGACGGCAGGAAACGAGACTGATTCGCTCGAAAAGATCGTAAATGGATACGAAATTGACTGTTTTGGTCACTTTTCTGCCGATTTGATTGAAATTTGATCGATTTTGATAGGTTTTCGCTATTAGAGAGGGGGAGGGTCAGAAGTTCGGCCTTTTTCGCTCCTAGACCGCGCCCGAGGCTTTTTTTCGCGCCGTCGAAATTAGGATTTGAAAATAGAGGGTGTGACAAATGACCAGAGGACGGAAGCCGACGGCGCCGCACCTCAAGCTCCTGGCGGGGACCGATCGCCCGGATCGGGGGGAGGACGACGCGCCAGAGTTCGACCTGATTGAAGATTTCCCGGAACCGCCTCAGCACCTGAACGCTGACGGCGCGGAGATGTGGCGAAACCTTGGCCGGCAGTTGGTGAGCGCGAAGGTTTTGCAGGTGGTTGACCTGTACTCGCTCGAGCAGCTTTGTCATGCCTGGCAGTGCTTCAGGAAGAAGGCCAAGGCGGACATGGAATCGACAGCCGCTGAAACGACGGCGCTCAAAGCGCTGTTCTCAGAATTCGGCATGACGCCCGCGAGTCGCCGGAAGGTTTCATCGGGCGGCACCGACAAAAAGGGCAACGCGTTTGCCGGAAATGGCCGGAAACAAGCAGGGAAATAATCGAATAAATAGGCTGTGGAGTGGGTCATGCGTGACTTCGTAAAGATCGCGACTGACTACGCCAAGGCCGCAGTAGCCGACAAGAAGCGCAAGAAGCACGGAAAGCTGATACGGCAGGCTGCCCAGCGATTTCTTGATGACCTCAAACGGGCGAAAAAGAAAGATTGCCCGTTCATGTTTGACCCGTGGCACGCCAACGACCCCTGCGATTTCATCGAAAAACTGCATCACGTCGAGGGCAAGTGGGAGAAACCCACGATCGTGATGCACGCGTCTCACGTTTTCTTCGTGGTCCAACTCTTCGGCTTTCGCAAGCGCGAGGCAGTCTTCACCGAAGGGTGGGGCGGCAACGGGATGTTCCATCCGCGCCGATTCACCTCGGCACTGTTTGCCGTCGCGCGAAAAAACGCGAAGAGCACGCTGTCGTCGGCCATCCTGCTGTATTGCGAGTGCTGCGAACCGGAAGAAGGCGCGCAGATCGTCAGCGCGGCGACCACGTTCGGCCAGGCCGCGATCATCTTCAACGCTGCGAAGCGGATGACCGAAAAGAACGCGGACCTTCGCGAGTACTTCGGCCTTGAGGTCTGGGCCAAGTCGATCAGCCGGGCCGAAACCGGCGCCAGTTTCAAGCCGATTCACGCGAAAGCCTCGACGCAGGACGGCCTGAACCCGTCGCACGTCGGACTCGATGAGATCCACGCACACAAAACAGCTGACCTACTCAACGTATTGCAGTCGGCCGCCGGCGCCCGGGGCAACCCGCTGTGGCTGTTCACGACCACCGAGGGTTACACAAACCCGGGGCCGTGGGCTGAAATCAGGATGTTCGCCAAGAAATTGCTCGCCGGGCTGTTCGGCCACACGGCTGACCACTATCTAGTCGTGTTCTACGCGGTCGACGATGAAGACAAAACCCTCGGCATCAAGGCTGATGAGGAGTTCGACGAACGCTGCTGGATCAAAGCCAACCCGCTCATGGATGTGAACCCGCACCTGCTGGCGGCGATCCGGAAGGAGGCCGTCGAAGCGAAGCAGATGCCGTCGAAGATGGCCGAATTTCGAATCAAGCGGCTAAACCGGCCGGCCTCTACTGCCGACGGCTGGATCGACCTCAACAAGTGGCAGCAGTGCGGCGGCGAGGTAGACCTTGAATGGCTGGCCGACTTCCCGTGCTGGGGCGGGCTCGATCTGGCATCGACAACTGACCTCACATGCTTTCGCCTGATCTGGAACGTCGACGGTGTCATCTACACGTACGCCTGGCGCTGGGCACCGGAGAGCGCAGTAGCCTTCCGCACCGAACGCGGCACGGTTCCTTACGCCTCTTGGGTTGAATCTGGACTTCTCAAACAGACCGAGGGTGACGTTACGGACTATGCGGTGATCGAGGCGGACGTGAAGGCCGCAAACGAGCGGTTCAACATCCAGGCCATCGGTTACGACAAGTGGAACGCCTCTGACTTGGTGAACCGGCTTGTCGCCGGTGATATCCCCATGGTCGAGTTCATCCAGGGGCCGAAGTCATACCACCCAGCGATGCAGGTGCTCGAACGGGCCTACATTTCCGGGCAGTTTGCCCACGGTTCGGACCCGCTTTTGAACTGGTGTGCCTCGAACCTCATCGCCCGGCGTGACGACAACATGAACATGGCGCCTGACAAGAAGCGGTCAGCCGACAAGATTGACGATATGACCGCTTTGCTTATGGCAATTGGCGTCTCGGGCGCCAGTCCGGACGACGTCAATGTCGATGACTTCCTCTCTAGACCAATGAGTATGTAATGGCCGATACCGACTACAGCATCGATCTGCGTACACGCAGTCCCTTCTGGGCGCGGATGGCGAGCTATTTTGTCGGTGGACGCCTCACCACTCCAGATAAAGGATCGCAGACCGGCCCGATATCGGCGTCGGGCGTGGTGGGCGATTCCGTCGTCAATGACGAGCGCTCGCTGCAAATCTCTACGGTGTTCGCTTGCGTGCGGCTGATCTCAAGTGTCACGGCCTGTATGCCGCTGGACGTGTTTGAGACAAGAGGCGACGACCGAATCAAAGCTCCGCTGACCCATCCGCTCGCGCGGCTCCTGCGGTACATGCCCAACCAGTACATGACGGCCTTTGACTTCCGTGTGGCGATGACCATGCAGCTTTGCTTCTACGGAAACGCCTACGCGCTGATCGAACGCAACGTGGCGGGTGATGTGATTAGCCTGATTCCGATGATGTCGGTGAACATGGACGTTCGCATGGAAGGCAAGCGGGTGATTTACAAATATCGACGTGACACCGAATACGCGGAGTTCAAGCAGAGCGAAATCTTTCACCTGAAAGGTTTCGGCTTCAATGGTCTAGTCGGCCTCTCGCCGATTGCTTTCGGAGCCAAGACCGCAGGCGTTGCGGTGGCAATGGAAGATCAGCAGCGCGACTTTTATGCTAACGGTGCGAAGTCCCCGCAAATCATGTCTACCGGCGACAAGACCCTTAACAAGGTCCAGCGCGATCAGGTCGAGGAGAATTTCAAGGAAATCTCAGGGGGTCCCGTCAAGAAGCGGCTGTGGATCATCGAGGCCGGCTTCACCACGCAACCGATTGGCGTCAGTCCGCAGGATGCGGAGACCATGGCCGCTCGAAAGTTTCAAGTCAGCGAGCTGGCGCGTTTCTTCGGAGTCCCACCGCACCTGGTGGGCGATGTCGAGAAAACCACCAGTTGGGGTTCGGGCATCGAGCAGCAGAACTTGGGCTTTCTCCAGTACACCCTGGACCCGTACCTCGAAATCTGGGAGACGAGCATCCTGCGCTGGCTGGTGAAGCCCACGGATTTGGGCAAAATTCACGCCGAGCACAACCGCGACGGTCTGCTCAGCGGGGATTCTACGGCCCGTGCCAACTACATGAAGACGCAGGTCGACACCGGGCTGATGACCATCAACGAAGGACGTCGAGTGAACAATAGGCCTCCGCTCCCAGGTGGTGACGTGGCGACGCGACAATCCCAAAACGTGCCCCTTGAGCAACTTGGCAAAACAAACCCCGCCCCTGGCGGGGTTTAGTTTTTCTGGAGTCAATAAATGTCCAATATTCATAAGACCATCGCCTTCGAACAGGCTGAAATCAAGTTCTCCGGCGGGGGCACGCAGGGCGTCTTCGAAGGCTATGCCAGCGTCTTCAACAAGGTCGACGCTGATGGCGACATTATCCTGCCGGGCGCTTTCGCTAAGGCGCTTACCGGCCAGTCCCGAGCGGTGGCGATGTTCTTCAACCACCAGAGAAACGCCATTCCTGTTGGCAAGTGGTTGCACCTAGAAGAGGACAGCAAAGGGTTGCTCGCGCGCGGCGAGCTCACCCCGGGCAATCCTCAGTCCGAGGCGCTCAAGTCCGCCATGCAGCACGGCACCGTAAACGGCCTGTCGGTGGGCTTTCTTGCTGGCGCTGCCGACTTCGACCGCATTGCGACCGGCATGGCCTTCAAGTCCATGCAGCGGCTGAGGGAGATCAGCATTTGCACGGAGCCAGCCAACGAAGACGCGTCGATCTCCTCGTTGAAGAGCATGGACGCCATTGAATCCATTCGTGATGCGGAGCACTGGCTGAGGGATTCGGCCGGGCTATCCAAATCCGAAGCGCAGGCGTTGATCGCCCGCATCAAGTCCGCAGTTCGGAGCGATTCCGAAGGTGGCGAAATCACCGCGATCCTGGATCGCATCAAGTCCTTCCCATCTGTAGGAAAATAAACATGTCCGAATTGGCCCAAATTCAAAAGGCTATCGAAACAGCGCAAGAGAACATGACCGCACTGTTCGATGCGCAGAAAAAAGAGATCACCGCGACGGGTGAAGTCAGCAAGAAAATTCAAACCGACCTGCAGACCGTGCAGGACGAGCTGAAAACCGCAGGCACTCGCCTGTTCGACTTGGAATCCAAGCTCGCCGGCGGCGAACTGGACAACCCGGAGCACAAGAAAAGCTTCGCCGAGCGCGCAGCCGAAGACATCAAGAAGGGCTGGAACGGCTCGACTTCGGGCAAGGTTGACGTCAAGAGTTTCAGCAAGGCGCTGGGCAGCGGTGTCGGTTCCGCTGGCGCGCTGGTTCAGGCTCAACGCAATCCAGGCATTTTGATGCCCGGTATGCGCCGTCTGACCATCCGCGACCTGCTGGCGCAGGGCCGCACTAACTCGAACGCGATCGAGTACGTGCGCGAGAACGTGTTCACTATCGGCGCCGCGCCGGTCGCCGAGGGTGCTTTGAAGCCCGAAAGCCAGCTGACGTTCACCAAGGAAACGGCGAACGTCAAAACGATCGCTCACTGGATTCAGGCTGCGCGCCAAATCATGGATGACGCGCCGATGCTCGAGTCCTATGTGAACGGCCGCCTGCTGTTCGGTCTGGACCTGGTCGAAGAAGGCCAGTTGCTCAACGGTGACGGTACCGGTGACAACCTGCTGGGCTTGAACAAGGTCGCCACTGCGTACGACACCGCGCTGAACGCTACGGGTGACACCCGCGCGGACATGATCGCTCACGCTATCTTCCAGACCAGCGAGTCCGAGTTCGAGGCCTCCGGCCTGATTCTCAATCCGCGCGACTGGCACGCGATCGCGCTGTTGAAAGATGCCGATGGCCGCTACATCTTCGGCGGTCCGGCTGCGTTCGCAGCGAAAGTCATGTGGGGTTTGCCGGTTGTGGCAACCAAAGCCCAGGCGCAGGGCACCTTCACTGTCGGCGGCTTCGACCTGGCCTCGCAGATTTGGGACCGCATGGACGCAACCATCGAGGTCAGCAACCAGGACCGCGATAACTTCGTCAAGAACATGCTGACCATCCTGTGCGAAGAGCGCCTAGCGGTAACTCACTACCGTCCGACCGCGATCATCAAAGGCACTTTCACCCCGGCGGCATAACGACAGGAGCGGGGCGGGCAACCGCCCCGGTTTCAATATGAAAACTATTCGCGCGTTGCGGCAGTTCTCTCACTACCACGCTGGTAGTTTCGACCAATATGAGACCCGGCCAGTGTCTGACGACGTTGCCGATGCGTTGGTCGGCATGAAGCTCGCCGAACTGGTCGATGTTGAGCAGTCCGCCCAGGTCGATGGCCAGGGAAAGGCGAAGGAAAAGGTTAAGAAATGACCGTGGTCCTTGCCGATTTGCTGGCGATGGATCTCATCAAGAAGCACTTGCGCGTCGATTCGGCGGATGAGGACGATCTGATCGAGCTGTATGCGGAGTCGGCACTGGCTTGGGCTCTCTGGTACTGCGACAACCCTCTACTCGCCACTGCCGGCGACATCCCGGCAAGCTTCAAATCTGCACTTCTGCTGCTGATCGGCCACTCCTACACGAATCGTGAAGCAGTGGTGATCGGCACCTCAGCGGAAGTGCTGCCGATGGGTGTCGGTCCGCTACTGTGGTCTTTGCGCAGCCTGGCAGACAGCAAACCGCAGGAGGAATACCCATGCGCGCCGGCGATCTCCGTCATCGGGTGACCTTCGAGCAGAAGGTCGTCACCAATGACCCCGTTTCTAACGAAGAGCTGGTGTCGTGGGTGGAATTTGCCACGGTATGGGCCGCAATCAGGGATTTAAGCGTGCGCGATTTCATCTCGGCGCAGTCCACCCAGTCCGAGGTCACTTGTAGGATTGTGACGCGATACCGTGACGGCTTCGACGCTGCCATGCGCGCTCGCCATAACGGCAGGGTCTACAACTTGCACGGGATTTTGAGAGATCCCGTGTCTGGCAAGGAGTACTTGACCTTCCCAGCCAGTGAGGGCACCAACGATGGGTGATCGGGTTGAGTACAAGCTCAGAGGAGCAGACGAGTTATCTGCCCGTTTCCGTGGGCTGACCGAGGAAATGCGCCGCAAGGTCGTCACGCCGGCGGCCAAGGATGCGATGGAGATCGTTCTCGCGGACGCCAAGGACCGGGCAGCGCGGATCGATGACCCGCAAACATCGAACTACATCCCCAAGAACCTCGCGATCGTTGAACGCAAGGCGATCGGCATGGAAGTCGGCGCGGTTGTGATGTCCGTCGGTGTGCGCAAGCGCAGCCGGGGGCAGGGCGGCGGCAACACGTTTTATTGGTGGTGGGTTGAGCTCGGCACCGAGAAAAACCGGGCCCGTCCATTCCTGCGCCCGGCGCTGGCCAACAACCGCGAGGCCCTGTTCAAGGAGTTCCTCGGCTCGGCCAAGTACCAACTGATCAAGCTGGGGGTGAACTGATGCTAGCGCCCATTACCCAGGTGTGCAAAGCCGATCCTGCTGTGGTTGCGCTGCTGGGCGAAAGCCCGCTCAGGCTCTATCCGCACGGTGAAGCGCCGCAGGACGTAGCCAAGCCGTACGCGGTTTGGCAGGTGGTGAGCGGATCGCCTCTGAACTACATCAACGGACAGCCGGAAACAGACCGATACGGCCTGCAGATCGATGTCTACGCCGCGACAGCGATGTCGGCGGACGCGGTGGTGTCCGCCATGCGCAAAGCCATTGGAAAGAGGGCCTACATCACCGGGTTCGGGGTCGATACCGTGGACACCGTAACCAAGAACTACCGCAAAGGTTTCGATGTTGCCTGGCTGGTCAGTGCATAGCCGGAAAACCTGAAAGAACGACCCGCTCCGGCGGGTTTTTTTATGCCCGCCAATATGAGATTTCGCAGGAAATCTGGGAGTACCAAATTGACCATTAATGTCCAGGGCACGGAGCTTTTCGCCATCGACCCGGCTGATAACACCATTCTCGATGTGGGCTGCTTCACCACGCTCGATGGCATCGACACTTCGGTCGCGCAGGTCGACGTGACGTGCACCAAATCGAAAGGTCGTGAATATGAAGCTGGTCTGGCTGAACCTGGTTCCGCGTCGTTCGGCTTGAACATCGACCCAAAGAACCCGGTTCACCTGCGCCTTCACCAGTTGAAGACCGCTGGCACGAAGCTTAAGTGGGTTGTTGGCTGGTCTGACGGCTACAACTTCGATACCGAAGAAGGCATCCAGCCTCTTATTGGCACGCCAGGCGGTCTGTCAGCGCTGGTGCTGAACTCGGCGGGCACCGGCTACACGACTGCTCCTACGGTGGCTATCACTGGCGGCGGTGGCACTGGCGCGACGGCGACGGCCCAAATCGCGAACGGCAAGGTCACTGGATTCACCATTACGAACGAAGGCGCCGGCTACACCAGCGCCCCGACCGTGGCGCTCACGGGTGGCGCTGGTACCGGTGCGACTGCGCGCGCGTTGGTGGAAACAGAGATCGATTTCGACCTGCCAAACACCCGCACCTGGCTCACCTTCGAAGGCTACATGAACAGTTTCCCGTTCACGTTCGGTCTGGGCGACGTCGTCAAATCCACCGTTGGCATCCAGGTTTCGGGCGAACCCGTTCTGGTCGCCAAGACTGCGCCGTAAGGAACCTCCATGGATCTGAATATTGCTTCGCTCAAAGCGTCCGGGGCGTTCATCTCGGCACCGCAGAAAAAGGAAGTCAGCTGGCACGCGAACGGAAAGCCGCAGAAGGCCACCGTGTACGTGCTGCAGGAGTCTTTCATTTCGCTGACCCAGCGCTGGGATGCTCAGGACCGCGGCGGCGACTTGGCCGCCCAGCGCATCGCCTCCTGCATCACCGACAAAGACGGTGTGCCGGTGTTTACCGTCGAGGACGTAGTCGGCGGGCCAGAAACGGGGCATGGCCCGCTTTGTGCGGAGCTGGCGATTGTGTTGCTTGCCGCGATCGGTGAGGTCAACAAGGTGCCGGAGGGCGCGCTCGAAAAAAAATCCAACCCGAGGAAGAGCTCTGGCACGAGCTCGCGATCGTCCTCGGGACGACGATCGCCGAAGCAAAGCAAAGAATGACCTACGTCGAGGCGATGGACTGGATGCGGTACCGGCTTCAAACCGGCTCGCTGAATCTGGGCCTTCGTCTCGATGAAGGTTTCGCGCTGCTTGCCACCGTGTTCAACAATGCCATGGGCGGCAAAGCCAAGTTCTCCGACTTCATGCCGGATCGCGGCTTCCAAGCTCCATCAAAAGAAGCCACGCCGCAGGATCTGTTGGCGCTGCTGCAGCGCGTGAAGGGGTGATTTATGGCTGTTGATTCGCTCGGCCAATTGACGGTCGACCTGGTGGCGAACACCGGCGGCTTCGAAAAGGGGATGGACCGTGCGCAGCGCGCGCTCAAGTCGGCGACCAAGGAAGCGGCCTATCAGGCTGGCCAGCTCGACAAGCTGGTCGGCCAGATCGACCCGGTCGTCGCGGCTTATGGCCGGCTCGACAAGATGGAAGACCAGTTGCGCAAGCACCGCGCGGCCGGTCGCCTGGACAAGGGCGATTTCGATGATTACCTGAAAAAGCTCAACGACCAGCGCGACGCCATCGGGAAGACCGACGCGGTCATGACCAAGGGCACGATGTCGGCCAAAGCGTACAACGCTGCGCTGCGCGGCGTGCCAGCTCAGTTCACCGATATCGCTGTGTCGCTGCAAGGTGGTCAGGCCCCGCTGACGGTCCTCCTGCAGCAGGGCGGTCAGCTCAAAGACATGTTCGGCGGCATCGGACCAGCAGCCAAGGCGTTGTCGGGCTACGTGATGGGGCTGATCAACCCCTTTACCGTCGCCGCTGCTGCGGCCGCGGTGCTGGCGCTGGCCTACAAGCAGGGCAGCGAGGAGGCGACGGCCTATAACGCGGCACTCGCGATGACGGGCAACACAGCCGGCGCGAGCGCAAACGGCCTGGCCGACATGGCGCGTCAAGTCGCTCAGTCGGGCGGCACAGTCGGGAAGGCTGCAGAAGTTCTGGCGCAGTTGGCCAGCTCTACGCGGATTCCGGTAACGGCATTCGAGGCGATTGCGCAAGCCGCGATCAAGTTCCAGTCGGCCACGGGTGTCGCGGCTGACGAGACGGTCAAGAACTTCGAGCGCATCGCCAAGGACCCGGTTGCGGAAATTCTGAAGCTCAACGAGTCGATGAATTTCCTGACGGCGACGACCTACGAGAACATCAGGTCGCTGCAGGAGCAGGGTAAAACTCAGGATGCCGCGGCGGTGGCAACAGCGGCCTATGAGGATGGGCTGAACCGGACCTCGACGTCCATCAAGAATAACCTCGGGACCCTTGAGTCCGCATGGGCTGGCGTGATGTCCGCCGCCAAACTGGCATGGGATGCAGCGCTCAATGTCGGCCGGGAGGACACGCTCGACCAGCAGATCAAGAAACTGGACGAGCAGCTCGACGCAATCGCGGCAAACGCTGCGAAACGCAACCAGCGCAACGCCAAGGGCCAGCTCGTCGACCCGATGAGCAACCTGACGCCGGATGACTCGTTCCGCAAGGAAGCGATCGAGCGAGACAAAACTGACAAGCTTGTCCAGAAAGCTGAAGAGGATCGTCGGGCCGCGGCAAAGGGCTTTGCGCAGCAACAACAGCAGCAGGCGCTAGACGATCAGCTCAAGCTGGACAAACTTCGCAAGGACACGGAGAGCAACGCTGATAAGCGCGCCCGGGAGCTCGCCGATTACCGGCTCCTGGTAGAGCGCCGGATCATCCAGGCACGCAAGACAGGCGATAACTCGCTGTTGCTTTCGTCAGATCAGCAGGCGAAGGACATCGCCGCGATTAACGACAAGTACAAAGACCCCGCGAAAGCCAAAACACCCCAGTACCGCGAGGACGCCGGCACCAAGGCGCTGGACGCCGCACGGCAGCAATACGCAGCGCTTCAGCAGCAGGGCGCGCTTATCGGTGATCAGAACGCCGCCAGCCAAACCCTCGGCGCGAACGCGAAGAAATTGGTCGAGTGGGAACAGCAGCTCGCCGACATCAAGAACAAGCAGACGCTGACGGCAGATCAGAAATCCCTGCTGGCCAGCTCTGATCTCTACACCGCCCAGCTCAAGCGAAACGCTGCTCTCGAGGCGGAGAACGCTCTTGCTGAGAAGGGTTACGAAACCCGCCGCAAGCTTGCCGCCTTCGATGAGAATCAGAAAAGTCAGCTCGCAAGCGCGCAGCAGGGGCTGGACAACAATCTCGCCGGCGCAGGCCTGGGCGACGTGCAGAAGCAGCGGCTCCAGGAACAGCGCAACATCCAGCAGTCCTACCAGTCGCAGATGGACAAGCTGACGTCCGACTACAACAAGAGCAACAAGGACCAGTTCAGCACCGACCTCTATGACAAAGAGACGGCCACGCTGAAAAGCGCGCTTGACCAGCGCCTGGCGATGCAGCGGCAGTATTACGTCGACGTCGACAAGGCCCAGAGCGACTGGACGGTGGGGGCCTCGTCCGCGTACCAGGACTACCTGCAAAGCGCCAAGGACGTTGCCGGCCAAACAAAGAGCCTGTTTACCGGCGTATTCAGCGGTCTTGAAGACTCGGTGGTGAACTTCGCCATGACGGGCAAGGCGTCTATTGCCGATTTCGCCAAATCAGTTCTTGCTGACTTGGCTCGTATTGCGGCCCGGCAGGCGGTTTCTTCAGGGGCCAGTGCGCTTCTCGGTCTGGCCACAACCGCAGCTACCACGTACTTCGGTGGCGGCTCCTCTGGTTCGACTCAAGCTGGCTATACCGGCGCCGCTTATCAAAGCTGGCTTTCCGCTAATCACTGGGACGGCGGCTATACCGGCGACGGCGGCAAGTACGAGCCGATGGGCGTCGTTCATGGCGGCGAGGTGGTGATTCGCAAGGAAGTGGTGCAGCAGCCGGGTATGCGTGAGTACCTTGAGCGGTTGAACAAGTCCGGGAAGCCCGGTTATGCCGATGGTGGCTACGTAGGGTTGGCGTCTGGGGCCTCAGCGGCCACTGGCGCGTCGTCTGCCGGCGGCTCGGTCGTCATTCAGCAAAACTTCACAGTGCCCAGCGCGGCAAACGACTCGTCGGCGAAGGATATGCAGGCGGTCGGGCAGGCTTACGCCGATACCGCCAAGCGCGGCGCGCAGCAGGCGATCGTTGAAGAGCTTCGCCCAGGCGGCGCAATTTGGAGGGTCATCAATGGCCGTTGAGACATTCACCTGGTGTCCGAAGCTGGAGACGACCAGCACACCCGAGTACCGGACCCGCTCCAGCAAATTCGGCAACGGATACGAGCAGGTGGTGGGAGATGGGCCTAACAACAAAGTCGACGTATGGCCTTTGACATTCGTTGTGCGCGAGGCCGTGGCGCTTGAGATCAAAGCGTTTCTTGATCGGCACGCCGGGTTCAAGTCGTTCTTTTGGACGCCACCACTCGGCGAGATGAGTTTCTACCGGGCGTCAGCCCCTACTGTCTCGCCGAATGGCGCAGGATTTTACACCCTGACGACCACGTTCACCCAGTCATTCATCCCATAGGTAAAACATGCCGCTGATCAAAGACATCCAGGTGCTCGAGCCTGGGAGTGAAGTGCTGCTGTTTGAATTGGATGGGTCTGATTACGGCGCGGATGTGTTGCGGTTCCACGGACACGCCATTCCCTACACCGCAGCGGAATTGATAGCCGCCGGCGCCGATGCCGACCAGTTGCCAGCCAAGGCGATCTGGTGGCAGGGGCAGGAGTACGGCGCCTGGCCGATGCAGATCGACGGCATCGAAGCTACCGGCGACGGCACGGCAGTGCGGCCGACCCTTTCGGTGGGCAACGTCAACGGCCGGATCACCGCGTTGTGCCTGGCCTTCGAAGATTTGCTGGAGTTCAAGCTGACGATGCGGCACACGCTGGGCACGTATCTCGATGGGGAGAACTTTCCGGGAGGGAACTCGGATGCTGACCCCTCGCAGGAGACGATCGAAGTCTGGTATCTCGACCAAAAGACATCTGAAAACGGCTCGAGCGTGTCGTGGGAGTTGGCGAGCCCGGGCGACGTCGGCGGTGAATCCATCGGACGGCAGATGACGACGCTGTGTCATTGGTGCCTTACCGGCGGTTACCGCGGGCCCAATTGCAATTACACCGGGCCGTACCGGGACAAGGACGGGAATCTCACCGACGACCCGGAGAAGGACGAGTGCGATGCGACTCTGGGGCGCGGTTGTGTTCCTCGCTTCGGTGACGGCAACTCGCTGCCCTTTGGCGGCTTCCCTGCCGTTTCTCTGATCGCGAGGAGCTGACCATGCTGAAACATATTCTCAAGGCGGTTCGGGCGCACGCCGGCGCCGATTACCCGCGCGAGTGTTGCGGACTGCTTATAAGAACTGGCCGCAAGCAGCAGTACATCCCGTGCGCGAACACCGCAGCCGATCCCGGCGAAGAGTTCCGGATCGCTCCGGAAGATTACGCCGCCGCTGAGGACCTAGGCGAAGTGATCGGCATCGTCCACTCGCACCCGGACGCTACGAGCAGGCCGTCTCCGCGCGATCAGGCGATGTGCGAAGCGACGGAATTGCCCTGGTACATTCTCAGTTGGCCGGAAGGTGATCTGCGAACAATTGTTCCTACCGGCAATACGCCGTTGCTGGGTCGACCCTTCGTGCACGGCGCCTGGGACTGCTGGCAGGTCTGCGCTGATTGGTACAAGCGCGAGTGGGGGCTGGAGTTCGAAGCCTTCAAGCGTGAGGACGGTTGGTGGGAACGGGGCGATGGCCCGAGCCTATACGAGGAGGCCTACGAGTCGGCCGGGTTCGAGCGTGTCGGCACACCGCAGCGCGGCGACATGATTGTCATGGAAGTAGGGCGCACGAAGCACCCGAACCATGCCGGAATTTACCTAGGCTCAGATCCAGCGTTGCCAGGCGAGTTGACTGCTGTGCACGGCGCCGGGCCGTTTCTGCTCCATCACATGTACGGCAGGCCGTCCGAGATCATCATTTTCGGCGGCCCTTGGCACGACAGAACGCGCCTGATCCTCAGGCACAAAGACGCAAGATAACCAATATGGCGCGGCGGAGCCGCAGGAGAGCGACATGCAGCAACGTTACGTGCTGACGATGCAAAACCTGTTCACAAACAAAGACGGCGTTGTATCGGGATGCAAAGCAGAAGTCGCTATTCTCGATGGGGCCACTGAGGTCGATCGAGTTAGCCTGATTGGCAAGGTTGGGCCCGGTAACAGCGTTTATCGCCGGGAGTACGAGGGCAAGGCGGGGCTGAGAGCAGAGCTTTTGACTGGCATTGGTCAGATCACCTTTGAAGCAACCTGACCTAGCAACTTATGCTTTTGGCTCGTCTTCGATGATGAATTCGTCGGTGCCCGGCAGGTGGAAGATGTAGCTGGCTTTGTAACCTTCGCCCATTGTCCGTGCTCTGGCCTCAGCCTCAGCCTTTGTACGGAACGCTCCAACCATTGTCTTGGGCTCGTCGCGCACTACGCCCCAAGTGTATATCCAGTCTTTCTTGCTCTGTGCGTATTCATTGTCGCTCACGCTAACCTCCTAGGTCATATTGCCCCGGTCCATTGGTCTACAGGCAGCGGACCAGGGTTAAGTTATGCTGGTGTCTACTAATCGGGGCTAGGCTTTTCTTTTAGCAAGTCGGCGGCGCGCCGGGTGAAGTGGAATATCCGGGCACCGCTGCCATTATGGGTCAATTTTAAAAGCCCAAGATTCAGCAGCAAGTTCAAATCGTCTTCAATAAATCTTTGTTCACTCGCCAACCATCCACCTTTACCATCAAGAGAGTGGAATGTCGTTCCATCAAAGTCTTGGTGTTCTAAAATCGCGCCTGAGGAGCTTGACTCATAAAAACTTAGCAGGTCCAAAGCCTGTTTGGACAGCGACGAATCCGGTTTTGTGTTTGCGGCCAGGGGCTCGAAGCCGTCGACTGAGCTGGCATATCCCGCTAGCGCAGACTCAATCCGCTCAAGCCTTTCGATGAAGTCGGATCGGTGGACGTTTAGCAGCGCTTTAATGCTGATCGATGTAGCGTGGCTGGCTTCGATAGCCAATTTTAGATCGTCTTGCCCCGACTGCATCAGCCAAGACATGAAACCTTCAAAGTCTTTCCCAGCCTCTGCGTCGCGACTCGACTTGTACTGTCCGAGCAGGCCGACCAGGGTGGCCAAGGTCCCTGCAGCAGTTAATGGGTCCATTCGTTACACCTCGGACGTCGGAGTACGCAAAGCTACTACGGCTGGATCCAATTCGGTTACTGAGCGTTTGTCCAGCGCTGGATGGGTACACAGGATAGAGATTGATTATGGCGTATGGTTATCATCAAGCGGGGATTTGGGCTGCCCAGAGAAGAACCACTGGCCTGCGCTAACTGGAGTTAAAAAAATGGAAGAGACTTTTGTAATTGACTACACCGAAGAAGTATCTCGGGATTTACGCTCGGAGCGGAGGGTAACAGTGCGCTTAACTGATCCCAAACCTCTAGAGGTTGGGTTCGTACTCATCGCCAACAGAGGCATACCTGTATGGATTGCTAAAGTTGACAGCTTCACCATGCCGAGCGGAACCTTCCCTAAGGAGGTGACAATTTCGGTGGGTGAAGTTGCAGTATTGGAGCAGTCATGGACAGAAGTGTCCTCCTTGGTCCGCAGCGTGGCCATTGACCATGGAAAGATTATCGCGTTAAACGTGAGCAATTTGTTCGCCATTGGAGAGAAGTCAAACATGCGCGATTCGACGCCAGGTACCTTAACTGCGAAAGCTGCAATACCTCGCTTGGCTTGGACCTATGGTGTGACAGAAGCAAACGTTAAAATTACCATTGAGTTCTGACCGTACGGATTGAACGAGCCCAGCTTTTCGCTGGGCTTTTTGGATGTGATGGGCGGATGCTAACCTCGGCGTTCAACCAGTGAGGGGACCATCATGCGAATTTTAATTGGAGCGCTTGCAGTTGCTCTGCTTGCTGGATGTTCTAGTCCGGCAGACTTAATGTCTTCGCCAGCTGATCTAACCGTAGCTACGTCAAAATCAGCAAAAGCCTATGCTTTATGTATATTCCCAGAATGGCAGGAACACAGCTCCGCCGCGGTCATGAGCGAAACTTCTAACGGCTATCGGCTCGTGAACGGCTTCGGGCAACAAACGGACGAGGTTCTGGACATCACTAATGCGCGTGACGGCTCTGTCGGCAAACTTTACCAGCGGGTTGCCTGGTCTCAACTTGGCCGATCGGCCATTAGAGATTCAATGCAGAAATGCAGATAACTCAAAGCCGCCATGAGGCGGCTTTTTCATGTGAGGTGAAAATGCACGCTCCCACATTACTCGGTCCGGGGTTGGTGAATATTAAGCTGTCCGGCTCGCTGGCTTTGAAATTCGGCAGAAATCATCCAAAGCAGATTGATTCTGGAAATACTAGAGAAGTTTTGAAGTCCCTGAGTTGCACGCTGGAAGGCTTTGACCGCGAGGTGAAGCGACTGGATGCGCTTGGCATGAGGTTTGCCATCTTTCGTAATGGCCGAAACGTTGGAGAGTCTGCTTTCGAGTTGGGTGGAACGAGAGAAATCCGGATTGTTCCAGTGGTCGGGGGCAGCAAGCGAGGAGGGGTTCTGCAAACGGTGCTGGGGGTCGTGTTGCTTGTGATTTCGGCCGTTTTCCCTGCTTCTGCACCCTACCTCGCGCCGGCAGGTATTGGCTTGGTCGCGGGCGGTGTTATCCAAATGTTGAGCCCCCAGGCCTCTGGGTTGAAGCAAAGCGCTTCCCCCGACAACCTGCCTTCGTACGCGTTTGGCAGTGCCAAGAACACGACTGCCAGCGGCAACCCTGTTGCGATCTGCATCGGCGAACGCCGGTGGGGTGGGGCGATTATCTCTGCATCGATTCTCGCTGAAGACAAGACCTGATTTGAACTGGAAGACCTGGCCGCCGATTGGCGGTTTTTTTATGCCTGGAGGAAAGCATGGGCGCAGCTGAGCAAGTGGACATCCGGGGCGCCAAAGGCGGCAGCAGCAGCCCGAAAACGCCGACGGAGGCAACCGATAGCCTGCGTTCCACCAACTTGGCCAAGATCCTCATCGCGGTGGGCGAGGGGGAGTTTGAAGGAGTGCCCACGGCCGCCGACATATTCCTGGACAACACGCCGATCAACGACTCCAGCGGCAACGTCAATTTCCCTAATGTGAAGTGGGAGTGGCGCTCTGGATCCGTTGAGCAGGAGTACATCCCCGGCATCCCGTCGGTAGAAAACGAGACCACCATCAACGTCGAGCTGCGCAGCGACAGCCCGTGGATTCGCTCGATCACCAACGTCCAGCTATCGGCCGTGCGTGTTCGCTTCGCTTGGCCGGCGCTCCAGCGGCAGGATGATGAAGGCAATGTCGGCGGGTACCGTATCGAATACGCTGTAGACCTGGCCACCGACGGCGGCGCTTATGTACAGGTGCTGGCCGAGGCCGTGGACGGAAAGACCACGACACGGTACGAGCGCTCCCGCCGTATTGATTTGCCGCCGGCGACTTCTGGCTGGCAGATCCGTGTGCGCCGTCTGACAGCGAACCAGAACACCAACAAAATCGCCGATACGATGCTCGTCGCTGGTCTGACTGACGTGATCGACGAAAAGCTGCGTTACCCGAATACCGCGCTCCTGTACGTCGAATTCGATGCGGAACAGTTCAGCAACATCCCCGCTGTGACCATCAAGTGCAAGGGTCGCAAGTGGCAGGTGCCAAGCAACTACGACCCGGTCGCACGTTCCTATACCGGTGTCTGGGATGGGACCTTCAAGCAGGCATGGACCAACAACCCTGCGTGGGTCACCTACGGCATCTGCACCGTGGACCGCTTCGGGCTCGGAAAGCGCATCAAGCCGTACATGGTCGATAAGTGGGAGTTGTACCGGATTGCCCAGTACTGCGACCAACTGGTGTCAGATGGCATCGGAGGGCAGGAGCCGCGCTTTCTCTGCGACATGAACCTTCAGGGTAAGGCTGACGCCTGGACGCTGCTGCGCGACATCTCGGCGATTTATCGAGGCATGACTTACTGGGCGCAGGGCCAGCTCGTTATGCAAGCGGACATGCCGCGCGCACAGGATTTCGACTACGTGTTCACCCGGTCCAACGTGATTGGCGGGGAGATTAACTACGGCAGCGCCTCGGCAAAAACGCGGTATACGCGCGCGATCGTCAGCTACGACAACCCGGCCAACAACTACGACACCGACGTGACCGCCTATTCGGACCTGGCGCTGCAGCGCCGTTTCGACGACAGACCCACCGAGATCAGCGCGATCGGCTGCACCCGTGCATCTGAAGCTCAGCGCCGCGGTAAATGGGTGGTAATGAGCAACAACCAGGACCGGACTGTCACGTTCAAGACGGGCATGGAGGGCGCGATACCACTGCCGGGCTACATCATCCCGGTGGCTGACTCGCTGTTGGCTGGTCGCGAGGTTGGCGGCCGTATCTCTGCCGCTGCTGGTCGCGTGGTGACGTTGGACCGGGACACGATGGCCAAGGCCGGCGACCGCTTGATCGTCAACCTGCCCAGCGGCCAGGCGCAAGCCCGCACCGTGCAATCTGTAAATGGTCGAGCGATCACGGTCACCACCGCGTACAGCCAAACCCCAGGCCCAGAGCTTCAGTGGGCGCTCGATGCCGATGACCTGGCCATCCCGCTATTTCGTGTCTTGACCACCAAGCGGACTACCGAAGGCGATTACGAGATATCGGCGCTGCAATATGAGCCGGGCAAGTTCGCCTACATCGACACCGGCGCGCGCTTGGAAGAGCGGCCGATCAGTGTGATCCCGCTGACGGTCGTTCCGGCGCCGGCGAGCGTGACACTGACCTCGACAACTGCGATCGCGCAGGGCCTCGCAGTCACCACCATGACGATCACCTGGCCTGCGGTAAATGGCGCGGTGGGCTATGACGTCGAATGGCGCAAGGACAATGGCAACTGGATCAAGGTCCAGCGCACCGGCGCAAACAGCGTCGATATCGTGGGCATCTACTCCGGCGCCTACCTTGCGCGCGTCCGGGCAGTCAGTGCCTATGACATCTCCTCGGTATGGCGCAGCTCGATCCTGACCCAGCTCAACGGCAAAGAGGGCCTGCCGCCGGCGGTGACATCGCTGACAGCGTCGGCGCTGATCTTCGGCATTCACCTCAAGTGGACATTTCCACCAGGTGCGGAGGACACCCAGCGGACCGAAATCTGGTACGGCCCGACCACGGACCGGGCTGCAGCCACAAAGCTCAGCGATCTGGCTTATCCGCAGTCCGAGCACAACATGCAGGGCCTGCGTGCCGGCGTGACGTTCTTCTTCTGGGCGCGACTGGTCGACCGCTCGGGGAACATCGGCCCGTGGTATCCGGCCGGCATTGGAGTGATGGGCCAGACCAGTTCAGAAGCTGGCGCCATTCTCGACATGATCGCGGGTCAGATTGGCGAGACTGAGCTCGGTAAACACCTGCTGGACCGCATTGATCTGATCGACGGGAATGGCCCGGGCTCGGTTAACGAGCGTATCGAAGAGATCAAAGACGAGATCGGCGATCTGGTCGATGCGCTGGTCTACGTTCCGACCGATGCCTACGTGCGCGACAACACCGTCCGGGTGGGCGACAACCTGTGGACCGCGATCACCGACGTGCCGGCAAAAGCCGACGGCTCGAACGGACCGCCGAACCCGACGTACTGGGTCAACAGCGGCCAGTCGGTCCGAACTGCCAACGGCCTGGCCGCTCAGGTAACGAAGAATACGACTGATATCACGACCATCGACGGCAAGACCACCTCGACAGCTTCTCAGCTTCAGGCGCTGCAAGCTTCATCTCGCGAAGACAGCGGCGAAGGCGAACTGGCGGATGCGCTGAAAGGATGGGACAGCACTGCCAGCTATGCCCAGGAGGTGAAGGTCAGGACTGAGCAGGACTTCGCTCAGGCCCAGCGCATTACCACGCTCGATTCCCGCGTCGGGACGACCGAATCGAAGATAACCATCGTTGAAACCACGGTTGCTACCAACCAGCAGGCGACCGCGCAGCAATTGACCACGCTGTCGGCGGCCGTTGGAAGCAATCAGTCGGCGATCCAGTCCGAGGCTACGGCCCGATCCGATGCAGATGGTGCGCTTTCCACCCGGATCGATACGGCTCAGGCTACTGCTGGCAACGCCTCTGCTGCCGTGCAGACGGTAAGCCAGGCGCAGGCCTCAACAGACGGCAAACTTTCCGCGATGTATGCGGTGAAGCTCCAGGTCAACTCGAACGGCCAGTACGTAATGGCCGGAATTGGGGCTGGAATCGAGAACGTTGGAGGGGTCTTGCAAAGCCAGATCCTCATGTCGGCTGACCGATTTGCGCTGGTGAACACCGTCGCCGGCGGCGCCATCTCCACGCCGTTTGTTGCTCAGGGCGGGCAACTGTTTCTCGGGCCCACCTTCATCCAAGACGGCACGATCACCAACGCAAAAATCGGCAGCTACATCAGCTCAACGAACTACATCGCCGGACAGTCTGGGTGGATCCTCAACAAAGACGGAACCTTCGAGATCAACACTCCGCTCGGCGGCGGTGGCCGACAAGTCATTAACGGTTCAGGCGGCAAGGTGTTCGATCAGAACGGCGTGAAGCGCTATCAGTGGGGGAATCTCGACGCATGAGTTACGGAGCGAGGGTCTGGGACGAAAATGGCAATCTGGTGATGGACACCCCTACCTTCACCTACCAGGTGATCTGGCAGGGGGTCGTCGACTTCAGCATGACCAGCGGCAACACGCCAACCATCTACACCTACAACATCCCAGGGTTCAACCCGGCCAACTGCGTGTTCATGATCATCCCAACAAGGGTTCAAGACATTCAGTCCAGCTCTGGTGACGCGACCGGCAACACCAAGTCCTATCCCTACGTGACCGTGGCGATGAACCAGGTGACAGTCCGGTCGGCTAACCCAGGTGCAAACCTGAACAATACCAATCAGACCAAGATAGTGGCCAAGGCTTACGCCATAAGGTGGGGAGCATGAGTTACGGCGTCTTATGTATCAACGACAGCGGCTACGTCCAGATCGACGCCGAAGCACCACGCCTTTGCGTGCTGACCAAGGGGAGCTATGCAGGCAACGGTGTGGCGAACGTCACATTCCCTCGCGCGGTCACCAGCGCAGATCCGCCGCTGGTTTTCATCCGGCCGGACGGCGGTGCGATCCAGGTGCCATTTTCCGTCTGGTTTACGGGAGGGCCGGGTAACTGGACTGGGTTCTCGATGAGAGCGTCCAACGTGAACGGCAACCTGAGCGGTTTGTATTTCGCAGCTGCTTGGTCGTCAATGGGGACCGCCCAGTTCGGGATGAGAATCTGGGACGGTGCTGGCACGCTGGTATACGACAGCGGTGCGCCGGCGGTGGTCGTGACCTTCGCTTCGGGAGCCTGGACGTATGCCGGATTTGAAGACCTGGCCATCGGGCGAAGGTGGATATGGTCCATATCGAAGGCCCTAGGCCCAGGTGAATACGTCTCCCTAAACCCGTTCTCGATGTATTGCCACAACCAAACGAGCGGCGGGCTTTGCTCTCTGGGCGTGGACTACGCGAATAACAGAATTCTCATGTACAGCGTCGCCACCACCGCATGGACTGCCGACCCCGGCAATCGTCCTTTTCTCTGTGCCCGCCTGGCCTCCTGACCCAGCAACCCTTTCAACTGGAGATAATCCATGCCCTGGTACAAAACCGGGACGGTTTCCGTCGCCCAAAATTCGAATGCTGTCACCGGAAGCGGAACTGCGTTCATCGCTAACGCCCGTGTAGGCGATGCCTTCCGCGGTCCTGATGGTGGCTGGTACGAGGTCACCAACATCGCCAGCAACACGGCGATGTCGATCTCGCCAAACTATCAGGGTGCGAACAATGCCGCAGGCACATACGCTCTGGCCCCAATGCAAGGCTATGTTAAGGACTCCGCCGACGCCTTGCGCTCCCTTGTGAATCAATTCGGCGCGAAGCTGGCCGCGCTCGGCACAACCGGCAACTACGACACTTTGCCCCTGGACAAAGGTGGCACCGGCCAGAGCGTTGGCAGTGCGACCGAACTTCTTAATGCTCTCGGCGCCATGCCCGGGGCGGGAGGCTCATACACGCCTCGTTTCAGCAACCTTCGGCTAACTGCAGCCACCGCCGCTGGCGCCGGCGACGGTACATACATTGGCTGGAACGACACGGGCGGGGTATCCGGCGCATCTAGCTTTGTGAACAACAAAGGCGGGGGCGAGGGAGGATTCAGCTTCCGCAGTGTCAACGCCAACAACACCGTCGGTGGTCCAGCAACCACGCTCTCATACAGCGGCATCCTGAACGTGCCCGCCGGGTTTCAACTTGCTGGAGTTGACCTGTTGCTCAGAGGTTCGAACGTCAATGGATCCTTCAGCAAATACGCTGACGGAACTTTGATCTGTGAGTTCCAGAGTCCAAACCTATCCTCCACCGGCACTCCATCAGGTAACGCCTATATAGGCTCGACGGCGGTAACGATGGTATTCCCCCATGCATTCCTGGAGGCCCCAGTGGTAGCCCCTACA